GAATTCTTGAAAAATAAGATTCATTCTCGTTTATTTCATTTTACTGCTGCTGGAGGTAAGGCGAGAATAATAGCTAACGTCGATTGAATAACACAAACCGCTCTTTCCGGGATACACTTTTTATTATTTTCTATTTTGAGAGAAGTAAAATCTGATTTCACATTCTCTCATAAAGAAGGTATAAATTATGTAATGACGAACTGCCAGTCTGATGTTAAACTAAAGGACGGGAATTATTATTCGATCGACCTGTCTGCAGCAACAGATAGAATGCCTAGAATTTTACAATCACGAATATTGAAAAACATCATGCAATACCTCGGTTTTGATGGCGAAGATATCGCTAAGGAGTGATTAAATATCATAGATCGAGAATATTCTACAGAAAATTCGGAAATAAATAAGAAGATGAATATTAGATATGCCGTTGGACAAGGTATGGGATTATTTACGTCCTGACCTATAATGTCCGCAATGCATCATTATATAGTACATCTATCAGGTATCGATTACAAAAATTACTGTTTAGTCGGAGATGATTTAATGTTCTTCGGTTCAGAAGATCAATATAACAATTATATTAATCTAATGAATAAAATAGGCTTGAGTGTGAATGAACACAAAACAGTAAAATCTTTGTCAAGTAAATATCCAACAATAGAATTTGCAAGAAATTTTATCATAGATGGAGCAAAGATAAATCCTATACCTTTTGGGGTGTTATATGCTTGAAAACATAATAAAGTAACGCTGGAAACGCTCATATATTACTTCGCAGAAAATTTTAATCATTATATGATAAAAGATTTTTTAATCAAAATATTGGATCAAAACTTGAGTAAAGTAGAAACTATCTTTATAGCATACTACTTATTCAAAACCAACATGATTGATGAAGAACAACTTGAAGAAATGAAAGTTGACTATGAGTTACCAGACTGAGTTAATTTTAAAAGTTTTCAAAAAATAAAAGAAATAACTTTTATTTATGATTTACCAGGCATAAAAACTTTCGAAAATAAGGAATTTATGGCAAGTTTTAGAAGTCAGTGTACAGTTAGAGAACAAGAGGAACTGTTAACCGTAAAAAAAATTGCTGATGCGGTGCAACTCTTGTCATATATTGACGAGGAATTATATTATATGTCAAATATCATGTATGCTAGACTTTCATCTGCTGATTATATTAACTATAATCAACCGCTTAAAAACGGGCCTATCTTATCTAAAAGAGAGAGAAAACTAATAGAAGAGATCAACATACAGGCTAATTAATTATAATACGATTTTCGGCGTATTTATATATCCCATCATTCTCCTTAGGTTG